ATCATGTTCTTCTGCAGGATCGTAAGCTGCCTTAAATTTCATAGTTTCACCTCCTTTCGCAGGCGCCTAGACGCGGCGGGCGTAGCGCACAAAAAAAAGCGATCTCCATGAGATCGCCTTTTTCTGATACGCTCTTTACTAGATTATCATTTAGTAGAATCATTGTCAATAGGCTGCACATATTCTATAGCGCGACCAACCATGACAGGAATACGGGACTCGTCACAATTCTCAATGTAATAGCGACCATCGCCGTCACCAAGATTACCAATATAATACAAAGTAAAATCTTCAGGATATTTTTTAATAAGCATTTTATCATCGTTAACTATACCTTCGAAAGCTCGCAAAGCAAGCATATCATTGTGGTAAACCTGTGGAGGACTGAACTGTTCAGCCTTAGAATCATAAATGGAATAAAGTCTCAGCGGAAACATCTCCTTTTCTAAACGCAATTAGATACCTACGAATCATAAGATAAATGGTAGATGATACAACAAAATAATCTTTATCAAGACGAATAACCCTAAAACCATCCGGCTTTAGACGGTAAGCAGCATATTTACTACCACGAAAGAGAAAGTTAAAAGAAATATCACGCTCACGAAGAAAATTTTTAACAGCTTCAAACTCACTAATAAGCAACACCTCTTTTCTGACTTAATGATAACACAGTCACAATACCTTGTCAAGTTTTCTGCCAAGAAAATGTTTATACTTACCTTCCTGAACGCGGCAGCGGTCAACTAAACACTCAAAAGTATTGTTCTCCAGATTATGAAGCATCCTCTCAATACGGTTGTTACGAATAAACTCCATCCAGTGAGGATGCGTTTCATCAAATTTCTTATCATAATAACGAGGAGGACGCATCTTTTTACCGTTAATAACAACATAATCATTGGCATAGCATTCTTCGCCATGATCTTCGAGCCATTTAGCACCTATGCCGGGACGATTAGAAGCAACAAGGAATTCAGGAATGCGACCTTTATAGTGAGAAGCAGCGTCTTTGCCTGTCTGTTTTTTAATTATATAGCGAGCGACATAGGCAGCACAATCAAAGCTAAACTCACCAATAAGATGCATACCGTATTTCCATACTTTGGCAAAACGAGAAGAAGTATAAGTATTATAACCGTCTGTACGGAACCGAAAAATTTTGTCATCAAAATCAATATTAAACAAAATATAATGATAATGGGGACGGCCATGAAGTTCACCATATTCACCACAACCAAGAAAGCGAATACCACTACCATACTCACGGCGAAGATTTTTCATGAAAGTCTGATGAAATTTCTTGCTTAAGCTTTTATCACGTGGCAAATGATAATCGTCGAAAGTGCAAGTAACGAAATAAACAGAAGACGAAGAACGGGCTTCGTGGACAGCACGGACAGCCCACTGTCTACTATTTTCGAGACGACAACCGATACATTGTTTACAAGAACAACGAATGAAACGACTATCGCAAGCAAGCTCAGGGTGAGAGGCAAGGCTACCGTAAAAACTATAATGTTGTTTTCCATTTTTTGTAATAGCCCCTTCGACTGGATACATAAGAATAGGATTATAACAAACCATATTAATCACCTGTACCGATTGTATCAGGATTAAGTCAGAGTGTCAAATCCTAAATCCACCTCGTCCTACTCTTTTAAAATTTCTACGGCGAGATCTGGAGGTACGCCGAAAAAGACGGCGAGAACCTCGCTTAGATAAGCGATGTCGTCTCATTTAGTATCCCTCCAAGAACCGAAAAAACGGCCAGTTTTTTTAGAATCATTCTTATTAGCAGCTGGCTCAACAAGCTGCGCAACATCGGTTTGAAAGTCCGAAGCAACTTTTTTAGCAATAACAGTATTGGAAGAAGCTTTACCTTTCAAAGCTTCAATTAGATCCACAACTTCCTGAATAAAGGGAACAACAACAGAAACAATAAAAGTCAGAATCATAGTAGTTTTATTAGACATATAACTATCTCCTTCCAAAATAGCGACCTCCGAGGAAGCCTATAACATTTTTAACAGTAGAACCAACACCACTAGCGACAGACCTAGGAACACCTGCAGAACTTTCAATATTTTTATAGAAGTCACGTTCCATACCTGCCATTTCAGTTTGAATATTATCAAAAGCGGCGGCAGAATTAGCACGATTAGCAGAAGCAATGTTGTTCAAAACACCAGAACTAAGGTAAGAACCCTGAAGACGAAGGTTCTCAAGCTCCAAATTCATCTTTTCAAGTTCGTAACCAAGGCGCTTTTCATAAGTCTGCTCACGAAGATTCAAATCATTTGCAAGAATACCGTTCTGAAGAACTGTACCATGGGTGCTCTGACGCACAGAATCGGCTTCTGCGACATTTTTTTCAATTTGAGATACTGCAAGATGCTCGGCATTCTTAGCCTGCCTTTCAGCGGCACTAGCAGCCTTGGCAGAATTCATGGTAGAACCTATATCACTCATACCTACAGAAGCAGCTGAAGCTCCAGATATAGAACCGCCTATACCATTAGTTGCGGCAAGAATAGGATTAAGACCAGCCTTGCGCATATCTTCTACAGCCCATTGATAACGATGTTTATAATTTTCAACGTTCCACGCGTTAGCCTGTGCAGCGTTAGCAGAATTGTAATGATTCTGAACTGCAGATCCTAAAACAGAACCGGCAACACTACCTAAAGTATTAGAAAGCCATGACATAAAAACAACTCCTTTTAGAAGTGATCAACAAGGCCGGGCGTACCAAACATAGGCATAGGACGCACAGTAGTGTAACGGAAGCCTATGTCAAGCAAGAACTCAGGCTCACTGGGAACAGCGATAATACGATTAATAGGCGGATTTTCAACAATAAACTCTTCGTTGAGAGTTGGAGCATTTTTAAAAAATTGAGACAGATGCCACTTATCCAAAGAACCATCAACAACAGAACTACGGAACTTACCTGTAATTTGCGAAGGTTTATAGCGATATTCGGCATAACGTTCCTGATAGCCAAAAACAGTAGTATCAGCTTCAGAACCTTGAGCATAGATCTCACGAAGCTCAATAGCCTGTTCGCCAAGATGAGCGAATGTAGGCCAGTAAAAATCATAAACAGTAGAACGAAGCCACATCTTATTAATACCCTGCTGATAAGTAAGATCGGCACGAGCACATACAAAACCAAAAATATAGCCATGCTCAACAAAAGACTTAGTGAAACCATGGAACTTAGCGGCAGTAACACCATAAGCAGAGAGATTGCCTTGAGGAGAGGTGGTGTCGGTTGCAGAAGTTTGAGCTATTGGATTGACATTTACCATTTTGGTAAAGGAGCCAAGAAATTCCGGACGCTGAAGACGAGCATCAGGAGAAACTACGCCAAAGAAAGAGCGAAGCACTTCTGTATACCGACTACCACCACGAGCAAGGCGCTCATAGAACTTCTGCATCTGGAAAGCAGTACGAAGACTGTTGATCGTAAAGATGCTTGAAGTGTCCAAATCAACATAAGAATCATTACCAAGGTAAGTAGAAGCGGCTTGAGCAGACAAAGTTATATTATCACTGTAATTGCCAGCAAAACCACCTACAGCACTATAATCCGAACCTGGACGGCCAAACTTAATAGATCCATCACCACTTGCAACTCTACGGCCGCCTGTAGAAGAGGCATCGCCAGCATAAGCAGAAACAGCGGCGAGCTGCCGTCCGTTACTATGGAGAAGAAAACCAGCATCGGGTGAAGGATCAACTATAGAAGCGGTACCGGCAAGACCTACAGAAACGCCAGGTCCTTTCTGTGTCCACGGAAGAGCAGAAGTAAAGTAATCATGACGCTTACCACGAGGCGGACAAGCAAGTCCAGGAACAATATCAGAATCTGAAGCGAAAACCCAAGAAGGCTGCTCGGAAGCTCGGGTAGAATTTAAAACCTCATTAGCGTCACCTTTCTGAATCTTAACAGATTTCTGAAGGTTTTCATCTCTAAACCATTCGTTGTAAATAAGATAAACGCCACGGAATGGAAGCGCACTAATACCAGATAAATTACCAGACGTATTCACGGGCAAGCCAAAATAGTCCCAAAGAGAGCCTATATAGGCATTTCCAGAGTTACCAGTAGAAACAACAGTAGGGATAACATAATCAGTGCTATCATCAGGGTCTTCCTGTTCAAAACAGAAATTCTGCCAATGCTCCCAAACAAGGCGATTTGGTACAAAAAAGAAAAACCAGTCCAGATAAATATTATCCATGATAGGCTTAATAGGAGTAGCCAAACGAGCGAAGTAATTAACAGACATACGAGTAGTATCGCCAGGCAAAACCTCATCAACAAATACAGGTATAAGCTTACCTGAGTTAAAAGTTGTCTTATAAACATGAGAACGGTCAAACTTAGTTCTTTTCATGTACATTGCAGGAGCATCGCTAAAGCGATGTCCTCGAACTCTTATTTTTTTCCGAGCCAAAATTTCACCTTCTTCGAAGTGTAAACCTAATAATTAACCTAAAGCAAATTATTATCAGGTTTTAGATTATTTTTGCGTCACCTACGCCAGTTACATCAAGTAAGTAACTGGCTTCGGTGACGCCTATTTTTATATTTTTTCATTATTTTGTTCTAAAGTGTTACTTTCTTTTTGTGTTTGTTCACTACTTACAGACTGTTGTGATTCATCAAAGGTATATTTGCTACCATACAGACCTTGTTGTTGGAGATATTCGAGCGTTGCAGGATCATTCAAACGGTTAATGAAATTCATAGGATCGTGACCGAATTTTGCTCGAACATAAGCGGGTAAACTGTAGAATTCTTCACGAACTCCGGACACAAGCTCAAGCGCTGTACTGTAGTCGCCGGGAAGAGTTGCATCTCCGAACTGCAAATAAGCATATTGCGAACTATCGCCAAGGTCAAGAGTCATAATACCTTTCTGACCGTCTGCATACTTATTTACGATGTAATTAATATCAGTTTCCTCTTTCTCGTCCTGAACTGTAAGAGAAAGCATGGTAAACTCAATACCGCAATGATCATGTTCTTCTGCAGGATCGTAAGCTGCCTTAAATTTCATAGTTTCACCTCCTTTCGCAGGCGCCTAGACGCGGCGGGCGTAGCGCACAAAAAAAAG